TCTTCGACCTATCTGTTCCCTTGTTTCTTTTTGAGGATCTATAACTGTATCTACCCCTTCTTCTGTTTCTGAAGATCGCCAAGCAGTAAACTTATCCCAGTTTTCCTGACCCCACAAATCAATCATGTATAATGGAAGACTACTATAATCACCGCCAAACCAACGCTCCGTTACATCATCCCATTCAAAACGATCTTCTACTATACCAATATCTTGCTCATGCTGGGTATATGTTTTTAAAACTTTATCAACTGTCTTTTGGTGTTCATAAACTTCATGAACTTCATCAAATCTATTTACCCATATTTCTAAGTCTTCAGGATCTTCGGGATTAACTTCTTCTTTAAGAAACTCCTTTTTCATTTCCTTCCATTCAGGATCTCTAGTAAAATCATCATCATATTCTTTTTCTACTTTACCTGTTCTTTTGTCTAGTTCAAGGGTATTTCCTATTCCTTCTCGTGTCCAGTTTTTGATTGAGTTGTTAATAGCACCAGTATACTCCTCTTCACCCAATGCTGTTCTTTTTTCTAGTTCTAGTTTTTGTTTTACGTTTACTGAATCATTCTGATTTGCTAAGAACCTACGCATCTCTTCTTCCAGACCATCTTTCTTTTCTGGCTTATGCTTTATTTGTTCTCCATTCATTCTAGATTCTCCTCATATCTTCTCATCTCTTCTTCCAAACCTTTGTTCTTTTCTTTCTTTCTTTTTAGTTCCTCAAATCTACGCATCTCTTCTTCAAGACCTGTGTTCTTTTCTTTCTTACTAATCCTATCAACTAGTTCTGCTTCAACCATAGTTTTAACAAATCCCCCTTCCCTGAGATCTGTTTCTTGAACCATATCAAGTAGATCTTGTTCAACATTAATTTCCTGAGGTATTTTTTCAGTAGACCATTCTTCTGGCATCGTTGTATCACGAGGGAAATCCTGCACGGCACCACCAGTTTGATCCATCTCGTCTTCATACTCTTGCTGTTGCTGACGAGTGGCTTCGAGTACACTATCTAGTGCATTCCACTCATCTACAACTTTTTTCTTTTCCTCTGGATAATTATTAATATTACCGCTAAGACGATCTTGATCTTGTTTTTGTTGCCTCCTTAATTTCCAGTTAACCATAGCTGGATCACTCTCTTTATCAGCCCTATCGTCTCTTTTCTTCTTCTTTACCTTTGCTTTCGTTTCTAGAAATTCTTCTAGTTTGGTTTGAAACGCAGCTCCATTCTGAAACATCTCCACCATTTTTTCATAATAAAAATCAGCTGCTCCTCCAGGATTAACTGTTTTCCCGAAGCTAGGTACTGGAGTTGTGGAGTATGCTATTGGTGTTCTTGATGTAATAGGTGCATCAGGAGGATTAATTTGCATAGGACCCATATTTTCTGCCATATTTAACTACTCCTCTTCTTAAGAACATCTAAAGTTTGCTTCCATTTCCCAACAAAATCTAACGCAATATCATAACTACTAGTATAGTTACCTACCTTAATGTTTTTATTTATTATCTTTCCAATCCCATTATTAATTACTGAAACAGGATCGGGTGATAATTTTGCATGCTCTAAAATAAAGTTACTATGATAGTTAGTAAACCCCTCACCCAATCTATCTATGTTTTCAGCTAATGTTCTAGTATTTTTACGATCTAATAGAGCATAATCAGATTCAACTTTTTTATAGTGGGGATCAATAATATTCTCAATAAGTTTATAAGTATCTTCTAATACCATATACTCTTCTTCAGGATCCACTAAAGGAAAGTTAGCCGGATCTAGGGAATAGACAGGAGCAAGACTACCTTCTAGGGGTACAGAAATTCTTCCATCATCATCAGTTGTTATTTCAGTTGTAAATCCAAGCTGCATTGCCATAAAAGTATCCTCAGCATGAACCCTTTTAGCAACTGTACTATTTAATTTAAAATTTTTTTGTCCTACAATATTTGTCATTATATCTTCAGTAGCAAGTTGATTATTAACTCTAGCTAAACCAACATTCTTCTTTTGTACAGAAGTTCTAATCTTCGCAATATCTGTTTCATATGTTTTTCTTAACCACTTAGGCCAAGTTGGAGCATTATTTTTAAAGTAGTCTGACTTCATAAGGGTAGTAGATAATGCTTCTATCGAATTATTAATACGGTTTACAGTATGTTGTTTAAAGTTATTAGAAGGATAAACTTTTTCTTCCATTGCCCACATCTCTTCAATAGTATCGGGGTGAGGAATCATATCCCTAGTTTCTCTTTTCCATATTTTATATTTATCTTTTGAATCTACATTACTAGGAATATTATCTAATACTTTTTTACTATAATCTAATTGAGATTTAGCAAGAACTTGTTTAGGAGATAATTGTAAATTTTTAGGACCCTTAGCAATTTCCTTTAATGTTTGATAATTATTTGCCACTACTAGCACCTCCAAAAATAGAGCCAAGTAGATTATATGTTGTCCCATGCTTACTAGTACTAGACTCTTTGTTTGCCATATATCCCATAGTATTAGCTGCACCTCCTATTAATCCAGATACCAGAGATGCTTGGAATGCACTGCTTGGGTCTGGTCCTTGGTAATCACTAGGTAGGAATGGTACATGTTCATTGTAACCAAAGTCTCTTTGTGCTAATGCTTGGTCTTGTCGTCGTACTGTTCCAATTAGTTGGTTGGCTACACTAATTCTCATACTTGTCATCATATCTTTTGATGTTTGATTATGCTGACGTAATAAAGCTCTAGCTGTTCCAGACTTAGGATTTATATTTTTACCGTGCAGTCTTGAATATATCTCATCCTGTGTTGCTCTATGTTTCCTACCAAATGCTCCAGTTTGATTATCCCAATTATAGCGGATATAAAATTCTTCTTCAGCTCTACGTTTATTAGCTACTTGTGCAATCTCTTTATTCTGAAACCACCGAAGGGCATTTTGCTTGGCGATATTTCTATTTTCAATTTGGTTTTGCCATCGTCTTTGGAATTCCGCTTCCTCAAACTGAAGTTTTTGTGCTGCTGCTTGAGACCCAGCTTGTTTAGCTCCCATAAGAGCTTGCATACCTTGTAAGCCCATCATTGCCCACATCGACATATTATAACTCCTCCATACGAGCCCATACAGCTCGTCTCAGACACTTTGTTAATAAAAGGGGGGTAGGGTAGGTAGAACCAAGAAGCCCGTACAAACGATCCTAAGACCATCTACGACCACCTACCCTCCAACCTGCTTTATTCTTATCTATAGGCTTATATTGTCCATCTCGTTTTAATAGGGCACCACTAAGACGATTAGACCATAGACCCATTCTTCTTTTATCGTTTAACCACGTATCTACTAATTGTTTATCTGCTGCTTTACGGTTAGTTTCTATGATAACATCTACATCGGTACGTAGAAGATCTTCCCAATGCCCTACAGCAGCGGCTAGGCAATCTATACGGTCATCATGGGGCAGAGCACCTCGTCTATCATAGATACGTGTGATCTGCTTCTGTGTCTCTTCTTGGCATATAGCTCGTTTATCAAATACTAGTCTATGCTGAGACATTACAGGTTCCATTCTAGCGATAACCCTTGCTTCCTTACGACCAGAAACTCTATAGTCTTCTATAGCAATAGAGCCACAGATATCAGTCATGATAGGTGCCAGTAGTTGACAGAACATAGCATCACCAAAGTTAGACTCTACTCGTACTAGCTTTACCTTGTATTCGTAAGCTAGCCTAGCTATCTTCTTTAGGATGTTCTTTTCATACCCACCCAAATAACCAACTAGTTCGTGTATATAGATATACCCATTAGAGAAGGATGCAATACATACAGCAGTTTCATCAGATCCTCTTCCCGATGGATCAACATACATTACACGTTGTGTATAGGGTACAAACTTGTCTGATATCCACATTGGTTCATATACTAGATCTCCTGTTAAACCAAAGGAGGGAACTCCCTTCATAGGTTTAGAGTTAGCCCAGATAATCTTCTCAGGACATAGATCAGGGTTTACATCAATAACAATTAGATCAGATAACCTAAGTGGGAACTTCTCGAAATCAGCTAAGGAAGTATCTAGTTTATAGTGTAGGGCAAATAACTTAGGACCAATCTTAGCCATTCGTTCCATCAGTACCTCATCAGGAAATCTTTCAGGTTGTGTGGCTTTGCCGGGTTCTAAACCTAGTTGTAACACCCACTCGTTTACATTCTCTACTTCAGTGGGTACTGCTTTGTCGGGCATTACAGCAGGGAACTTAGTAACAGGATACCCAGCCTTAAGCTGATTATAGATTGAATCCTTAATCTGTGGGGTACCAAGAAATATAACCCGACCACCAACATTACGGATCTGTTCAAACTCAGATACCTTACTCAGAAGCTTCTCTCTTGCATTAGCGGTTTCACAGTTACCTTCAATCTCTATATCATCCCCGACAACATAATCAGCATGAGACCCAGTAATTTGAGAAGTAATACCACGAGCAAAGCAAGACTTATCTTGCCCAATCTTAGTCCGTGTCTCAACATCAAAGGCAAAAGCATTATCGGTAGTATGGTCGCCAGGTTTTAGGTGCTGACAATATGGCACAAGATCTAAGATCTTTCGTGTCATTGATATAAACTCTGTTGCTTTGTTTCCTGTAGCAGAGACTACCATAATAGTACAATCAGAATCCTTTAACAGAAACCATGAGGCTAGACAGGCTGTAATAACTGATTTACCAAACCCTCGCCCTGCCTGAAGTTGCATATCCGTAGGACCGTCCTGCAAAGCATCAGCCATTGCATACTGAGCACCCGTAGGTTCCCCTAATCCTAGATATTTGAAGCAAGCCCATAGATGATTACGAAAGTCATCTACCATTTCTTGAGGTATGTTCATTTTTTCTGGCGTTTTTTAGCCATAGATTTAAATGTTTTAGCTAAGTTATATCTCTTAGATCCTTTTGGACAAGAAGAACTTCCAAACTTAGCTCCAGTACAAACACCTTTGGTTCCTCGTTTTTTAATTGAGGCTGTTGCTTTTTGAATCCACTTCTTTTTCTTAGCCATATATCTCTCCGTTAATATTTCTTAGAGCTTTTTGGTTTACTTTTGGGTTTACTTTTTGTATTACCCTTTTTCTTACTACCACCTTTAACAGAGTAATCATTAGATGCATTAGCATACATTTCTCCCATACGATGTGAATTATATAGATTAGTATAAGTTCCGTAAGGGTTATCTACTCCGGGTGCTGTTGTGTTTACTGTTCGTTCTGGCATTAGCTTACCTCCTTTTTGAATGGCAGACTATCCTTCATTTTATTCTCTAGAAAATCTAAAGAATCTTTAGGAATGTCATCTAGCATTTCTTTATTATCATTAATAACACCCCGTATAACCTGATATAAAC